CCGGCAATGCTTGTTAATAGTGACAAAATACCCGCTAAAATTGAAGCGGACAAAACAAACTTCCAATCAACATCGGAAATCACCGCCGCCGTTCCGATTGTTGCAACCGCTGTTTGTGCGATTGTTTTGATTGCGCGGATTCCCGCCGCTTTAATCCATTGTTTCAAGTTCTTCTTTGCCATATTAAAACCCACCTTTCTTTTAATCTGCCCTAAATGATATGTTACAAAGTGAAATCCAACCGGAATTCGCGCCGTATTTAACAACAACATTTCCGCTTGAATATATGTCTAAAACGCAAAAAGCGTTTAAAGAAACCGTTACAACCTTTTCGTTTGCCCGTGGACGATAACCCGCCGGAAGTGTAAATAAAACAGTTTCGCCCGCTGTTGCCCCGCTTTTAATGAATCCGGAAATATGAACAACGTTGTTTTTATCCTTCCAAAAGCAAGCTTCTTCATATCCGCCGCCATAATTCACCCAACCATTTTGAAGCGTTGCCGCGATTCTGTTTTCTTGTAATAGTTCGCCCGTCAAATCAACGTCCATTGCAATTTCCAAATTATCGGATTGCGAAACCTTACCAATTGCAAGCCCTTTCCCGCTTTCGTTGAAATCAAGAATCGTGAAAGCCGTTGGAATGTCCAAATATGCGTGATCTTCCGAAAAGAAATCATATAAATTTAATCCCAAATCATACGCTAAATCGGGATCAAAGACGTTGCTTGTTATGAAACTATCATTTCGCGAATATATATTTCCCGAAACAAGAACGTTCCAACTTGAAGTTCCTTTTTCGCGATAAACAACTTCATAGTATTTGTCGTTTAAATTATTAACCGTTGCGATTGAAAAATTAAGTTCAACAAAAAGTCTTTCGCCGTCCGGATCTTCATTCCCGTTCGCGTCACAACGAAACGCATTGAACGTTGTTATTTTCGGCAACGAATACGCCAAAACGGATATATTTTTTGTTGACGTTTTTGTTCGTCCCCTTGAATCCGTTACAATTGTTTTCACGGAAATTGTTCCGCTTGATTTGATTATGTTTGAAGTGAATGTTTGTCCATTGTACGCCACGCCTTCAATGTATGTTTCATAGTTTTTAATCGTACTTGAATAAGCGCCGGAAGCCGTTATTTGAACTTCAAGTTTGCTTTTATGCTGAACAAATCCGTTAAATTTTGAAGCGATTTCATGTTGTGTGTCCCCAACATCAACGTTCGAAATTGTTGGAACAACTGAATCCGGAACATATGCCGTAAAACTAACGCTTGTTGTTCCAATTAATGTTGATCCGTTGTAAGTTTCGCAAGTTATTGTTCCCGTTCCGCTTGTATTGTTTGGAATTGCGTTCGCTAATGAAGCCGGAACACTCCAATTACAAGAAGCGCCCACGTTGGAAGCGATTGTTCCCGATTGATTCCCAAACTTATATTTCAAAGTGTGCTTAAACGCATTTGAAGCGGGATCTATCATGATAACTACGTTTGAACTTCCGATATACATTTTTTGAGAAGCTTGAACCGTAAAGGTAAATTTTGACGCACGCGGAATCGTGTCGAATGTTCCCGTTCCGCTAACTGTTATCGTTCCGTAATAAGTACCGGATAACGTGACGTTAATTCCGGCGTTTGCTTCAAATGCACAACTTTTCGTTCCGTCCGCATTATGCGAAACAATAACGGATTTTGAATAAATTGTTTTTGTTTGATTGCCCGAAAGTGCCGCCGAAAAAGTAAATGAATAACTTGTTCCGTTTACCTTCAACGTTCCGTTTTTCGTGGCTGAACTGTTAATTGTATAGCTTGAACCGGTTGAAACCAATTGGACTTTCACGGAAATTGTGGAAGTGTTATTTGCTACACTTTGACTTGTTTCTTCCCATACAAGTTTTAATTGATAACCCGTTCGAATTGTTTTTGTAAATGTTCCGCTACTTGCCATATTAGTTCACCTTCTTTAAACTTAAATTGCCATTTTCACGCGGAAAGAATGAAAAATTTCCAAGCTTCAACGAATTTAAAAATTCACCGTCCACCGCGTAAAACTTTCTATTTTGCCAATATGCTATTTCAACATCATTTTCCAAAAATGAAATTCTATCGTTTTGAATCTTCAATGTTAATTGGTTTCCGTCTTCGCCTAAAATAATATTCCCGTCAACAAAACGAATATATTTCTTGATTTCTTGAAATTCCGCGTCCGTTCCGCTTATAACGTCCCCGATTTCCCTTGTAAATTCATTAAATATAAATTCAAAAGAATCGTTGGTTTGGGAAAATCGCGTTGAAATTGATTGAATCAATTCTTCCGCGTCACCCTTCAAATAATAATCCGCGCTAACTTTTGAAAGAATTTCCGTTGAAGTTTGTGACATCTGCGAAACAAGTTGTTCTTGTAATTGCTGAATCGAAACTTCGAAATCACCCGTCGAACCACTTATTCCCGCAATTTGATTTTCAACTTTTTCAACCGTTTCAACAACGCTTCCAAGCTGTGAACTTGAACTTTGTGTTTGTTCCGTGAATGTTGAATAAGTTGTTCCAAGCGTCAATTTATTGCTTTGTGGATTCATCAAGTCAATTGAAAGTTTTTGAACCAAGAAATTTGAATTCAAATTGTGCGGGCTTGTGTAAACCTTGATATATGTTCCAAGCATAAATGAAGAAATATCCGCATTTAAAGCGGATAAATCAAACGCGCTTAATTCAATTGATACGTCCAAATTAACGCTTGTTTGAAGCAATTCTTTTGCTTTTAAAAGCAAATTATCGGCTTGTGTGACGTCGTTCCACTCATTCTTTTTAAATATCCAACCGTATTTTTGAACGGCTGTTTTGGAATAAACATAATCGTCTTTTTTGCAAATATCCCCGGATTCGTCGTCCGGTAAATCTTCAATTGTGATTTTCGCTTGATTTTCTGAACCTTCACTAACTGTCGCACCAATTGGAATGATTGCGCTTGCTATTTGTTCGCCCTTAATAACTTTGTTAATGTCAAGCAAGTTTTCCGCAAATTGGATTGTTTGATTGCTTATTGTTTCAAAGTCTTCAAGATAATCCAAATAAACGCCGTCTTCTTCATGTCTAACGTTCAAATAACCGCCGTTTGTATTCAAAAGCTTTTCGCCGATTGAATTCCATGTGTTTAAATATGTTGAATCCGAACGAACGATATAATTGTTCGGATCTGTTACGGTTACGCGTCCAATTTTAAATTTCTTCTTTTCATCAACTTGCGCGTTGTGGTTATTTATAAAAAATTCAAATAAATCTTTAACCGTTGTGTGGCTGTCCCCACTCATGAAATCCCACGGACGTTGGATTGAATCACATAAAAAAGCAAGTTCCCCTTCACAAGAAACTTGCTTTTCGTTGTAAAATCCTTGTGTATCATTTAAGATTCGCCCGCGAAATAACAAATAATCATCTTGATAAACTGTTATTATTGAACTTAACTTTTCAAGTTTGTCAAAATACGGGTGTTCCGGATAAATCGTAAAACTAAACCCGCCCGTTTTGTTAACTTCCAAATCAAGCTTCGCGTCAAATATTTTCAAGTCGGGGAATGTTGGATTATATAAAAGAAAATCATCACAAAAAACTTTAAACATCTTATAATCCCCCTTCTTGATATTCGAATATGATTGTTCCGTTGCCTTCAACGTTTACCACGTTTTTTCCCGCTTCCAATTGAAATTCCGGAAGCGTCCACGTTCCCGCCGAAAGCGCCCACGTTGAACCATTGAATTTAATTGTCATTTCGGATTCTGTTATAATTTTTGGATTCACGATTTTTCGTAAATTTTCCAAAATAATTTCTTCTTCGCCCGAAATGTTTCTTTTAACTATCGTTTTATAAAATTTGTATTTGTACGGTTCACAATCGCAATCAATTGTTAATTCACCAACGTTTTTGTTTGCTTTCCATTGTGAAACCGTAACACGCCCAACGTAATAGAATTCCGGATCATCATCAAGAATAATTTTGAACTTCTTTCCATGAAGTGCGTTTTGTACTTTTGAAAATAGCTTCAAAAATTCGTTTTGCTTAACAATCGTTGAAAAAGCAAATGAAAGATTTCGATTGTTATAATTGACGTGTCCGAAATATTCCGTAATATCAAGCACGCCGTCCGCCCCCGGAACTTCAACCGTTGACGTTTTCGGCGTTGCGCTGTCAATTGTCTTTTCGCCAAGAATAAGGGAAAAATCGCGCCATGTATGATAATTATTGAATTTAACACCTTTCAATTTCATCATTTTTTAACGCCCCCTTTCCCTTAATCTGTTTATATCGCCAAGTCGGGAATCCATTCCCGGCGCTAATTGTCCGGCAAGAACGCCCGTGTCAAGCACGATTTGTTTATTTGCGTTATTGATAACTTGTGGCATATATTCCGCCAACATTGAAATTAATATTTCAAGTTTTTCATTTGTTTGACTTGTTTGTGTTGAAACCGCGCTTTGAATCATATTCAAAAGCGTATTTTGTCCGGTAACAACTTCATTTCCGGCTTCACCGCCGCCCATTAATTGCCCTTCATCATTCAACCCGAATATTGTTGGACGTTTTAAAATCATTGGATTGTTCATAGCTTTTGCGTACCAATCAATACCAATTGACGGCTTTTTGCCTTTTCCACCGATTCCCCACGGCGCTTTTCCGCCGGAAATCTTAAAGTGTGGAAGTTTTATCCCGTCGAAAATCTTTCCAAGCTTTAACGGGAACAATTTCTTTATTTTCGAAATAGCTGAATCAACTAATTCTTTCGCTTTATCAATTGGCGCTGTGATTTTTTCCTTAACATCATCAAATAGATTCTTAACTTTTGTTTTCAATCCGGAAAAATCGAAAAAGCCCTTGATCTTGTCAACGGCTGTTTTCACTTTGTCACGCGCCCATTCAACTTTTTCTTTAATGGAATTTTTGATTCCGTTGAACACGTCGGAAACTTTGGTTTTTGCCGCCGTGATTCTGTCCGAAATCGCGTTTTTAATGTTTGTGAATGTTTCTTTCACCTTGTTATAAGCGTTTTTAATTGGATTAATAATCTTTTCTTTAATCGTTGAAAACGCTTTTTGAACAAATGATTTAATCGCATTTACAACGGTTTGTATTGTCTGTTTAATCGCATTAAAAATCGTTGTCACTTTCTTTTTAATTTCGTTCCACAAATTAATCCAAAATTTACGGAAACTTTCGCAATTGTTCCATAAATAAATGAAAGCCGCAACAAGTCCGGTTATGGCTAAAACAAGAATTCCAATCGGATTCGCGTTCATAACCAAATTCAAGGCTTTTT